GCGACGGCCGGAGCGCCCGGTTACTTCACGCCCTCGGGAGCCAACTCGCCGGCCAACCTGGCCGCCATGACCGGGATTACCGCCAGCCCGGTGACCAACTGGAGTCCCGGCCAGTACGTCATCCTGGGCGACCTCACCGCGGCCAACTGGAACGGCACCGCCTGGGTGGCCGGGAAGCATCCCTAGTGGCGGGCGAGGTCGTCGTCGGCTTCGACGCCCTCGGTCGGGACATGCAGCGCCTCGCCAGCCCGACCGGGCCGCTCGGAGCGGCCGTGGCGCTCGCAGCCGACGGCGCCATCGGCCAGCCGGTTGCCGCGGTAGCCCGCTCGGCCGTCCCCCAGGTCACCGGCCGGCTGGCCGGCTCGGTCACCGTCCGGCGAGAGCCCGGAGCGGCCGGGGCCGAGGTCTCCATGGGGTCGAGCACGCTTCGCTACGCCGGCTGGATCGAATTCGGCGGCCTCCGGCGGGCTCCGCACGAGAGCCGGCGGGACTACGACTCGCGAGGCCGCTATCTCTGGCCGGCGGCCACGAACGTCCAGGGCTCGGTCGCCGACCGCTTCGGCACGGCCGCCTCGAGCGCGCTGGCTTCTTTTCCCTGGACGAACACCACCACCGACCCCGGAGGAGTGCATGACTGATACCGACCCGGTCGACCAGCCGGCCGACGCCACCGAGCCGCTCCCGGTCGTCGTGAAGGTCTCGACCGCCTTCGCGGCCCGGGCTCCGAGCCAGCGGGTGATCGACTCGATTACCCGCATGCAGGGCGGGACCTTCGGCGAGTGGGCCCAGGCCATGCCCTTTCGGCTCACCGCCTTCCGGGCCCTGCTGCGGGACTATCCCGGCCGGGACGTCCGCTCCCTGTGGGCCCACGCCTACGACGTCGAGGTCGAGCTCGTCGAGGTGGACCCTACGCAGAACGGCTCGCCGACGGCATCGCTAGCTTCTGCCGCTACTACCGCTGCCTTCCCCGAGACGTTGACGAGCTAACCGACGAGATGTTCGCGGCCATGGTCCGGCTGATGCAGCGGGAGGCCGAGGCGATAACCGAGGCCAACCGGAAGGCTGGCCGTGGCCGATAGCCCCTCGGTCGTCGTCCGCTTCATGGCCGACCTGTCGGCCCTCGGCAAGGCGGCCGGCGACGTCGGCACCCACGCCCAGAACGCGGCCGGGAAGATGGCCTCGGCCTTCAAGGGGGTAACCGGGGCGCTCGGGCCCGAGATCCTCGGTCCCTTCTCGGGAGCCATCGACGGCATCTCGACCGCCCTCGACAAGGTCTCCGAGCACGGCAAGTCCATCGGCCCCATGATGGCCGGGGTGGGCGTGGGCGTGGCCGGCGTGGGCGCGGCCCTGTCGGTCATGGGCTCGAAGGACCAGGCCTCCCACCAGCAGCTGCAGGCGGCCATCGCCGCGACCGGGAAGAGCTACGACGACTACGGCGGCCAGGTCGACGCGGCCATCAAGCACCAGGAGAAATTCGGCAACACCGCCAACGAGACCCAGGACGCCCTCCGCATCCTGACCCAGGCGACCGGCGACCCGGCCACCGCCCTCAAGTACCTGGGCGAGGCCTCGGACTTAGCCGCGGCCAAGCACGAGTCGCTCTCGACCGCGGCCGAGCAACTCGGCCGGACCTACAACGGCTCGGCCAAGCTCCTGAAGCAATTCGGGGTTGACTCGGTCCCCTCGGCCACGGTGGCCAACAAGCAGCTGGAGACGGCGACGAGGGAGGCGGCGGCGGCGGCCGACGCCCAGGCCAAGGCCCACCAGCATCTGACCGACGTCCAGGAGCTCCTGAAGGGGAAGACCCATCTCACCGCGGCCGAGCAGATCCAGCTGCAGGACGCCCAGCAGAACGTGGTCGCGGCCGACGCCAAGGCGGTCGACGCCCATACCAAGCTGACCAAGGCCCAGACCGAGGCGCACGACGCCACCCAGAACCACGGCAAGGCGCTCGACGAGCTCGGAGGGAAGCTCAAGGGCCAGGCGGCCGCCCAGGCCAATACCTTTACCGGCCACATCAAGGCTTTAAAGGCGGAGGTGGAGGACTCGGCGGCAAAACTGGGCCAGAAGTACGGCCCGGCCCTGCAGGGCGCGGGCACCATCATGGCCGGCGTCGGCTCGGTCATGGGCATCTTCACCAAGACGACCAAGGCGGCGAGCACGGCGACCGAGGCGATGAGCGCGGCCGAGGACACCGAGGCGGCCTCCTCCTGGGCCGCGCTCGGACCGGCGCTGCTCATCGTGGCCGCCATCGCGGCCATCATCGCCATCGTCTACGTCCTCTACCGCAACTGGGACACCATATGGTCCGGGATCAAGGCGATTATTCACGACGTATGGTCGTGGATCGTCTCGAATTGGCCGTATTTGCTGGGCATCATTCTCGGCCCGATCGGGATCGCGGCCGCCCTGATCTACACCCATTTCCAGGACATCAAGCAGTGGGCCTCCGACGTCTGGAAATGGATAAAGGACGGATGGAACGACCTGGTCGGTTTCTTCACCTCGCTGCCGGGCCGGATCGAGTCGATCCTGTCCCATATGTGGGACTTCATCTGGGACACCTTCAAGGCGATTATCAACAAGCTGATCGACGGCTGGAATTCCTTGCAGTTCAAGACGCCCGAGATCCACGTCGGACCCATCCATATCGGCGGCGAGACCATCGGCGTCCCGCAGATACCCCACCTGGCGGAGGGCGGCCTTATCACCGGGGAGGGACTGATCTACGCCCACGCCGGCGAGGTCGTGACCCCGGCCGGGGGCGGCGGCCCGGGCCCGCTGGTGGCGATTAACGGCTCGACCTTCAACTCGGCCACCGACGTCGACATGATCGCCAAGAAGCTCGAATTCGCCATGCGCTCGGGCCAGAGGCTCTCGTAGTGGTCGCCTACTGCCCCTCGCCTTCGACGCTCCGGCTGGAGCTCCTGGACGGCTCCGGGAACGTGGCCCAGTCCCTCGACCTGATGGACGCGGCCGGGAACTACCGGGTCTCCTCCCTCGAGCTGGCCTGGCCGGCCGTCCGGGAGGTCAAGGCGTCGCTGCCGACCCGGGACGGCGAGTGGGACACCACCTCGCTGTTCGGCGAGCGGGTGGTGACCATCCTGGGCTCGATCCTCACCACCGGCATCTCCCGCCAGTCGGCCCTGAACGCCCTGGCCTCCTGGGCCATGCCCGGGCTCCGGCCCCGGCTGGTCTACGCCGTCGACGGCCAGAACGCCCCGACCTACCTCGGCCTCCGGGGCTCGTCGCTCTCGGCCCCCTTCACCGACGCGGCCATCTCGGCCTTCACCGTCTCGTGGATCGCGCCCGACCCCATCGCCTACGCCCTGCAGCCGAGCCGGCTCGTCATCCAGCCGGGGCTGCGGGCCTCCGGCCGTATCTATCCGCTCCGCTACCCGAGGACCTTCGGCCTGGCCGGGCCCGGCTCCTACGGGGCCGCCGTCAACGCCGGCTCCTATCAGACCTGGCCGGTCTTTACCGTCTTCGGTCCCTGCACCGACCCGGTGATCGACTACGTCGCCCCCTCGGACGGCTACGTCGGCTTCAAGGGGCTCACGGTGGCGGCCGGCGACCACCTGGTCATCGACACCCGGGCGGCCACCGTCTACTACAACGGCTCGCCCGGGGCGAGCCGGTTCAGCTTCCTGGATTTCCTCAATACCGTCTGGCGGCCGTTCCAGCCGGGTTCGACCGGCCTCATCTTCGCGCCCGCCTCGAGCTCGGGAGCCTGCCTCCTCCAGGTCGACTGGTCGTCGGCTTACCTGACGTAATGGCCGAGATCCGCTTCCTGCTCCTCACGACCGACGGTCGCTCCCTCGGCGACCTGGTGGCGGCCGGGAACCGGAAGATGGAATTCAACCTGGCCGGGCCGTCGACGGTGACCTTCGACCTGCCGGGCGACCACCCCGACGCCGGCCTGATAACCGAGCTGGCCTGCGACCTTTTAGTCGTCCGGGACCAGGTCCCGATGTTCCGGGGCCGAGTGGGGACCTCGACCGACACGCTCGCGGCCGACGCCCATACCTGCACCTTCTCGGCCATCGACTACCGCGGCATGCTGGACCGGCGGATCTTATGGGACGACTCGCTGCTCAGCTTCCGCGGGCTCGACCAGTCGGTCATCGCCTACTACATGATCGTCGACAGCCAGGATCGACCGGGAGGGAACCTCGGCATTACCGCCGGGACCGGCTTCCCGACCGGCCACCTGGTCGACCGGGACTTCCAGGCCGGGGCGAAACTGGGCGAGTCGATCGACTCCATGGCCCAGATGGCCGGCGGCTTCGAGTGGGACATCGACCCGCTGCTCCGGCTGAATATCTACTACCCGACCCGGGGCCGGCCCGGCCCGGGCGTCGACCTGGTCTACGGCCAGCAGATCGCGGCCGTGACCCGGAATCAGGACTCGACGAACTACGCCACCGCCCTCCGCTACAGCGGGAAGAGCCCGCCGACGGAGCCGGTGGCCGAGTCGCTGGCCGCCTTCCCGCCGCCCGGCCGGTGGGAGGCGCAGACCGGCAACCCGGACGCGGCCCT